AAGTAAGCTTGCCGCGCCGCCGACAAGCAACCCGACACCTGCACCCATTGCCCAACCTGCGCCAAAAGGTGTAAAGCTCAAGCCCACTAATGCGGCTCCTGCGATAACTTGCAGCCAGCCGCCAATCTTGCCGCCGGCGCCAACGATCTCAGGTACAATGCGGATAACCTCAGCGCCTGTATTGTGTTCGATTTGCTCGCCACCGATGTTGTCGTCGTCATTAAATACGGCAAAAAACAGTCCGTCTTTATGCGCGTTTGCCATAAACTGTTTAAAGCCCTTGACTTGATAGCTCAGCGCCTCGCACGCTTCACGCGGACTCATAACATCAAGCTCAAACGACTTGCCAAACTTTTCGGCTAAAATGCCGCTCAATTCAATACGTCTTAGCATTTATGACCTCGCATAAAAATACCCACAGTTAAGTGGGCAAAGTGGTTATTTTATCAGTAACTTATGACGGATGATTAAAGCGGTGCGCTCTTGCCATATATTGCCATAAATCTCACGCCTTGAGCGTCTAAGGTATGGGTGGTGTAGCATTAAGTGGTTATTAACGACGTGCTCTGATTGCTCGCTCGTTAAGCTGCCATCAGCGCCTAAATAGATAAGCGCGTGGTTAACGTGATGCGTCGGCTGCACACGACACAAGATAATGTCATGCCGCTGCAAGTTATCGACCTCGACAAAGCCCTGTGATTTAAAATTGGCTGTGTATAAGTCCTCGCTATCGGCTGACTCCCACCACAGGTCTTGACGTTCAAAATTATCAAGCTCAATGTTAAGCTCACGGCTGTAATAATCGCGCACAATACTGTAGCAGTCTAAGGCGCCATGTATGTACTCACGATTGATAAGCGGTGCTTGATAAGCTTGATCTTTATGCACTGCTATATCAAGCTCAGGATAAGCGCATATCACCCAGGGTACGCCATGCTTACCCATTTGCAATTTATCAAACGTGCTTGGTTGGCTTGATCCATCGGGGTGACTATGCACGATAGCTTCAATCTTGCCGAGCTTTTCAGCTTTGACTAAATCACGAGGGTCAATCTTAAACTCGTTATCGCTATCCGCTATGTTGCGACACTCGATATACTCACGGTTAACCAAAAGACCGCAGCACTCACGCGGATAACAAGCGGCTGCATGATTAAATATCGCCTCTTTAGTTTCTTTTAAAATATACATACTATCGCCTTAACTGAGATTGCTAGCAGGGTAGCCGCCAAAGCCTAACTCATTGTTTTCGCCAAATCGTTTTTTGCAGTCTGATAATCTACCGCCACACTTATCAAATGCAGGATCGTCAGTTCGCTCACCATCTTTAGTGAACATAGCCGTGCCGGTATAGCCGCAATATTCGCTGCGATACTGACCTCGAACCGCCCATGTACAATAAGATGTAATATTGATGGTCGGTATCTTTATGCGCTGTGCGGCGAGTGGGCTTGCTAATTCAAAAGTAACAGTATCGAACTGCTCGTCGGTCTTTTGCTCAATCGTCCAGTATTGGCTGGTAAACTCGTTTGGGTTCGCTGTGGGATTGCCTTCCGTAAAGTTTGCAGCGTCTAAATATTTAGCAAGTAAGCGCGTAACTTTAAGTGTTGCGCCTGCAAAGTCTTTGTATAGAGCGCACATCATAGTTACAGCGCCCACAGTGCCGTCAATCTCATTTGCTATGACTAGTGTGGGCGAGGATGGACGACCATCGCCGCGCACTTCTAGCCCGTCGGACTGAATAGAAACCGGAGTGTAAACCTCTCCTTGCCAGATGATATCGCGTCTTATCATCTCACCTTTGCCGGTATTTGTTACATGATATGAGCTATCTGCATGCTCCGCCTTGCTAGCGAATTTAAACAAGTATTGCCAATCTTCGTGTGATCGGTGACCATGCCATCGAAACAGACTTCCGCCAAGTTTTGTTGCATCTAACTCGTAGAGTGTTATTAATCCGCTGACTGACAGCTTTTGTAAGTCTGATTCGAGCATAGTAGATCCTTATTGGGCTGTCACAGCATCAAGACGCTCAGTGAGAGTTGCAATAGCTTCAGCTTGCGATTTAATCATCTTGTCCTGCTTGATTGCAATCGCATGACTAAATGCCAGTAGCGCGTTAATATTGATACCTTCGGCAATTCGCTCGTCAAGCGGCTGCTCAGTGACGTTTCCTTCATCATCTGAGACTGTCTCAGTCTCACGCCACAGCGCAAACGCAGGGTCGTATGCACCCAGTTCTTCTGCGCTGAACGAGTAATAATGATAAGCAGGGTTGTCAGCATCAGCGGTTGAGCGATAAACGATAGGCGCAAGCTGCATAGCGTTGTCGTATGCTGCGTCGTCAAGCGTAAGCGGCGCTAATATCTCTTTGTAGCGCTCAGATGATGTTGAGCGCATGAGTTTGCCTGTACTGTCTACTACCACGTTTGCACCCGCTGCGGTAGTAGTGGCATACGTGTTGACATTAGTTGTAAATGCGTACCACGCACCCCATGATGTTGAAGTTCTATTTCTTATGTAGCTAGATGTGCCGCCGAAGCCAAACGCTATTTGAGTGAGTGCACCCTCTCGGTAACTCTTGTAAGTGTGAACTTCCCATGCCGCACTAGGGTCAACAAATGGTGCGTTTTTACTATCGCCGCGCATAATTCGTCTTGAGCCAGCGGCAAGGTCATTAAAATCGAGACTTGCTGACACTGCTCTGTCATCTTCAATCGGGGTAATTTGCGAAAACGCAGCTTTGAACGCGAGCTCTGATGTCGGTATTTGCTCATCATCAGTGCCCACCAATCTACTAGCTGCATTATTCTGGTCGCTAAAGTTATTTTTAACCTTTGTCCACAAAACAAACTCATTATCACCTGTTGAGCCATTGCCTGTGCCGGGGTTTGGTAATTGTATCGCCATTTTCTTTGCTCCAATAAAAAGCCCTCAAACGAGGGCATGTTGTTGTTAAGGTATAAACACTTGCTTGACGTTAAATGAAACTTGCCACACATCAGCGCCTAAACACCGTTAAACTGCTCAAAATTAAGTGTGATTTGCCAAAAGTTGCCTTTTCGCTGTGGGGTGGATGCTCCAGCACAAGTGTATTGTTTGGTGTTGCCGTGAGGGTCGGTCCAAAGAAACGGTCTAACGCCAGCATGGTCGTCCAAAAACGCCTCGATGGGTTTGATGATCGTTTCTAGGTCCCCGGTCTTAGTGCCCGACCAGTTTTTGGTTGTGTTATTGATACCGGTTGATGACAGTTGAGCGTAGCCGTCGCCAAACTGTGTTTTGTTCACGCGATACTGTTTGTCAGCAGTTGCGCCCATATCCATCTGCCAAGGGAATGTTTTTATCATAGGATTGCCCGTTAAAAAGCCCTCAAAGTGAGGGCTTTTGATTGTTAAAGTTAAGCGTACAGTAATCCGCCCGGCCGTTTTTCTTGTACCAGCACTTTACGGATAGAGCTTTCTATGCCTTGCCCGATCTGACGGCCTAGTTTATGGTTAGACTCGACATCGCTAGTACCATCACTATTTACAGTTACGTTGACATTGATATTTGGGGCGCTAGATTGGCGCTCATACGTTCCGTTATTCATCGCTTCAAGCTCTGGCCGATATTTGCTTGTAGCCGCAGCATGAGCGACAAACTCTTTGCCGTGTACTGGGCCAACTGGCATATCGGTTGGATAGTTACCTGTATAACCGCCTTTCATAAATCCGCTTGGTTTAATCGCTTGAATAGCAGCGGGGATAATGCCAGTTTTTAGAGTGGTCATGCCTACTGCGGGTAAATTGGCAGGGAACGGCGCTGATGACCAGGCTTTTGCAATAGCGGCGAGACTCGCAGACTCTGCTTGTGCAAAGTCATACGCTTTTTGTATAGCAAACAGTGCTTTGTAGCCGCTATTTGACTCTCCTAGTAAGTCCTTAAACATACTGGTCGTTGATGCAAGCGTGCTGCCAAGGCGCGCTTGATCCAGTGCAGACATATCTTGATTGTGCTTTTCACGCAATCGAGTACGCGCCGCGGCGGCTTGTGCGGCTTTGTCAGTGTGCATCTGCTCAAAGCGATCAATGATCGCCATCTTGTTCTGATAGGCTTGGCGCAGTTTTTCAGCTTCGGTTTGTGGGCCATTTATATCAAGGTTATCAAAGTCACTTGCGGCGCTTGACTGATCGCTTTGGAACTGAGCGGCGCGGTCTTTGATAGCTGCCATCACTTTGGCGCGGTTTTGCTCTTCACGCTTCATTTGTTCATGTTGAACCAGCCCTGCGCGGTATTGCTCGCGCAGTTTTGGCGCGACATTGTCATATTTCCCGACAGAAACATCAAAATCAAACGCGGCAACAGCGCTATCATTGCCAAATAGCGCAATCTCTCTTCGAGTGCTTTTGATGCCGTCGAGTAGTGACTTTGCGGTATCCATCGCCGCTTTATAGGTATTGCTCTTTTTATCTTTGATGCCGACGACTAAGCCTTCGCCGATGTCGTTACCGAGCGCGCGCATTAAGCGTGATGGGGAGCGCACGACAAAGAAGTTTTTGACGCCCTGGTACATGCTGCTGGCGGTGTTTTTGATGGTGTCAACAGCCGCTTGCGCTCGGGCTTTAATGCCGTTGATTAGGCCGTTGATGATATCGCGGCCTATGCTAGCCATTGAGCTTGGTAAATTAACAAAAG